AGGATATAAACTTGGATTATCCGAAATATAATTAATAAATCTATCCGTGTAATATTGCGCTAAGTTCCTTGACTTTTCAACTAAAAAATCAATTTCAGTTTTATCTACAGAACTTGAATTTTCTGCACCATGTTTAAAAACGCCTTTATTAGCAATAGAATAACTTGCGAACGGTAAAAATTCAACCATTCCCCAATGTATAACCATTGGCTTAATATATGTTTCTACTAAACTTAAATAATTGCCTGCTAGTGTGCCATCAATTATATCTTTGCTTATTCGATTAAACAAATCGCTTCCTAAATAATTTTGAATATGAATGTCTTGCGCGATTTTTACAAATTGTATAAAACGGTCAGTGTCCACATTGCCATTAACAGCTGTGTATTTTACTAGGTCGTTACGTGTTATAAATAGTGCTTGTGCCATTATCCTTTATAATTTGGGTGGTGACCTTCATTCGGCATATCTTTCGGCGCTTTTTTGGCGTCCTTGTGGCCGTATGGTGTAGGCTTATAAGTTTTAGGTATATCATCAACTTCTTTATAATTTCTAATATCCTTTTTCATTGTTTTAGACTTTAGTCTATAAAGCACTTCACTCCAGTAATGGCCGCAGCTAACTCCTCCTTTAAATCTGAATAAATCGTAAGGTTTGCCTTTATGGCCAAAAGACTTATTTACGCCAGCTGCACTTGCTTTATCAATGTCTTCAATTCGATATACAATATTACGACCGCTTCTGCTCATCATAATACGACAAAATTGTCTTGACTTGCCAGATGAATATTTTTGTGAATATTTATATCTTACTTTATACAAAGATTTATCTAAATAACTAAAGCCACTTTTTTTAGAATCAATAGATTTTTTTTCTAAATTTTCTTGTTTAGATTCAATTAAGCTATTTGCCCAAGCCTCAACATCTTCATTGTCATCAGAAAATTCTCTTGAATCAACTTCTTCCCAACGGTTTGACATTGCTTTGCCCGTAAGTTCGTCAAGTATAATATCAAATTCTTCGTCTGTTAAATCTTCTTTTGATAAACTTGTGCATGAATGCTCTTGTAAATTGTGGCTTTTACAGGGCATATAATAAATAACACCATCAAGATTATGCTCATGATAACCTTCGCAGCCCATTTCTGCGGCAACAGCTTCCGCTTCTTCCTTAGTTTCATAAGCTGTGCGGCCATCTATTTCTTTAGCCATTTTAACGCCTGTTTCTTCTTCGCGTTGCTCTTCATTTACAATATCTTCAGTATCAGTAAACTCTAATGGCTGTATTGTTTTAAAATATAAATTTAAAGAAATATTATTTACGGAAAGAATTGTATCAAAGCAATCAGTTAATAATTCTTGATAAGGTTTTATAACAATATTATCAAATAATAAAGTAGCAGTTTTAATTTCTTCCGCATTATTTCCTAAACCAGAATTCCCATCTTTAACTCCTATAAGTAAAGGAGACGTAACACGGTGACCAATTATTAATTTTTTTACACATTCATTAGATAAATACTCATAATGCTGCGGCGCATCATTTAAAGGAATATCATCAACAGTTGTTTTTGACTCGGCATTGTTATTAAATGCAACAATTACTTTTTCGCCTCTTGCTCCCGTAAGTTTGCCAAGCACGTCGTCTTTAACTTGCATTTGCTTTTCCCGGTCGGGTACGCCATTATTAAAGTTAACTACTTTAGTTCCTGAAAAACCGGATTGCACTTCGTTAATTAAATAGTCTGCAATTTGGCCTTCAAGTTCGGCATAAGCTAAAGCCCCTTGATAATCTACCGGCGCATAATAATCAAACCCAGACACATATCTTTTTATAATTTTAATTTCAGGTTCTTTGCCGTTGCCAAATCCAAACGCAGGAATCCTTTTAGGCTCATCTGATGGCTTTAAAGTTGTCCAGTCATGGAAATAGTAGTAAGCCTCAATTTGACCGTTCTCGTTGCACTTTTCAGCTCTTAATGTTTGTCTAGGAAAATGCTCAGCTTTATAAACTTTGCCGCTTTTATAAATTATTTGCATTGAGCCTTCGCCTAAAAGCTTTAAATCTAAAACCGTTTTGCGAACGCAATCTTTAGAAAATATAGATTTCATCTGCGCATACTCGTCAGGCTTTCTTGAAGAGTTTGTGGCATCTAGTCCTTTCCCATAAATTAAGTTAACAACACCGTTTATGATAGCATTGTTTGTTGCAGAATTATTATAATTATCAATAATATACTGATAGTAATTATTATCACTGCCATAATTAACCCACTCCTTATTTTTATTTTCGGAGATTTCTGGTCTATTATATGTAGATAAATTTAATATATGTAAGTTACTCATAATATTATAAATTCGTTATTAGAGCTGTGCTCAATATAATTACCATAATTTACTGAATAATCAATATTTTCTGGTGTTGTGTCCCAGGTGCCTGGCGTTAAATTCCAAACAAAATTACCGACATTCCAAATTTCTGGTTGGTTTTCCAGCTGGTTTGTACAAAATATTTTATCATTAAAAATAACATCACCGTTTGAAGCACTTATTTTAAGCATATAAAAATTATCTTGCTTAAGTGTAAATATATTTGAATAAACAAAATAGTATTTATTAGTAGCAAAGCTTGTAGCGGTATCTGTAAAAATTTCTTTATTTTCTGTTTCGCTAATAATGCTAATAGTATAACTTTCCCCAGACCCGCTTGTAAATTGACGAGGTATAAATTCGAAGGATTGGCTTGCAGCCGATTCAGTTAGTATTATCATATTATAATAATAAAAAAAACGTCTTTTTGTTATTTATATAAAATAAAAAAGGGGCACAAAGCCCCTCTTAAATTAAAAGTAAAAAAAACAATTAGATAGCTGGTCCAGAAGTTATTGTAATTGTAGTAGTTCCAACGCCCATAGTTGAGCCGTCATTACTATCAACATTTACAAAATTTGCCGGCGTTGCTTCCATAGCTTCAAATGTTAACGTATATCCGCTAAGGTCTCCCATAGCCGCTCCCGTCACCATTGTTCCTCCGGTCAATTCAGCACCGTATTGACGACCTACTAAAAAGTAGTTATCATTATAGTCACGAACTATAATTTGAGGACGGCCATAAGCCAATAATTTTATTTCTTTATTATCTGCAGCAGTAAGCTTTTTTAAACTTAAATTTAATGTTTGAGTAAAAAATGATGTACCTGTGTCTCTAGAGCTATTAACCGCCCCTTCAAAAGATGATGTACCTCTTAAATCATACTTAAATACTGTTGCTGTACTGCTATCGAAGTTTTCAATAGAATCATCAGCTGCTTCAAGCACAGATGCGTCTAAGTCTCCGAAATTTGTAGAAAAATAAACCTCTTTTAATCCTCCAATAGAATCTTTGCAAGGTTCAATTCTCCCTTTAGTAAGTGGGCATGCCATAATATTTAGTTTTAATAAAAAGGGCAGGCAAGTATTATACTAACCTACCCTTAATGTTGGTTAATTTTAAGCTAAAGTTAGAAGCGATAAATCTGCTCCTATACCATATTGAACACCAGCGGTGTAACGCATTACGACTCGAACATTTTGACTGCCGTCCAAATCCGCCATATCAATAACTTTGACTTCCTGATGGTCCGATAAAAGGCCGGTCCCAAAATATAAATTGGAAGCTTCTCCCGCTACAATGTGGTCAGTTGGCATTCCTGGCGCATGTTGGATTTTAATACCTTCAAAAGAAAGTGCATTACCCATATTGTACCATTGTGCTCCTTGGTCGTTAGTACCAGCGGCACCTTGCCCTTGAGCAGCAAAACCGCCAAGAGAACGAACGTAAGCTTGCAAAGCAATCGTTGGTAAATATAATGTCAGGTCTTCCTTGCCATATACTGCAGAAGGGATAGAATCAACTACGTTTCCTAATAGCTCTACTATATTTGCAGAAGTAAATGCAGTTGCAGCAACTCCTCCAACAAGATTAGAAGCGTCATTAACATCACCGTCAGCAAGCATTGCTTCGGTAAATCCTGTAAATTCTCCATTGTTTGCTCCTAAACCGCCCCAGATTGTTTGCTCGGTTTTTTCAGCTACCTTAGCA